AGTTTCACTGCTTAACCATGGCGGCGAGCTTGGATGCGGTCATGAAAAACCATGATCACGACTATTATTTCAAGGCCAGCTACGACAAAGCCAACAGGACCAGTGGAAATTCACCTCGTGGGGTCGGAATTGACGAGGGATTGAAGATTTTACAGCGTGTGAAGGACGAATTCGGGCTAAAAGTGGTCACGGATGTCCATAATGCTACTGATATGGAAAAAGTGGCCGAAGTTGTTGATATGATTCAGATTCCGGCGTTCTTGAGTCGGCAAACTGACCTATTATTGGCGGCTGGTGCGACTGGTTTGCCGATAAATGTGAAAAAAGGGCAATTTCTTGCGCCGTGGGACATGGAACACGTAGTTGCCAAGGTACATTCGGCTCGACCAATCTATTCTGGTCAGGCGCAGGTGGCAATTACCGACCGAGGCACGTGTTTTGGGTACAATAATCTCGTTGTGGACTTCACAGGCCACCCCGTCATGAGACAATATGCGCCAGTCATACTTGATGCCACCCACTCGGTACAAAAACCCAGTGGTCAAGGTGGTACAAGTGGTGGAGATCGGGAGTTAGCTTCCGGTTTGGCACGAGCAGCAGTTGCAAGCGGGATTGATGGCATTTTCTGTGAAGTTCACAACGACCCCGACAATGCATTGAGTGATGGACCGAATAGTTTGGATATTCCTATGTTCATTCGACTCATGTACAGCATCGACAAGATCGAGAGTGCACTTAATGGCTGAAATTACCCTTCCACATAACTGGCATCCTCGTGATTACCAGATGTCCATCATGAACTACATGCAGAACGGTGGTACACGTGCTGTGGCGGTATGGCATCGTCGTTGTGGCAAGGACATGATGGCATTGAACTGGACGGTCATGGCTACCCAGATGCAGCGGGGAATCTACTGGCATATGCTGCCTACACAGGCTCAGGGGCGCAAGGTAATCTGGAATGGTGTGGACAATACGGGTAATCGGTTATTGAATGCCTTCCCCGGCTTTGCAGAGTTCGATAGAAAGGGGACAGGGTCGGCTGGATTGATAGAGCGGATACGTGATGACGAAATGCGTATCGAGTTGACCAATGGTAGTCAGTGGCAGGTGGTAGGGTCAGACAACTACGACTCGTTGATTGGTTCGAACCCTCGTGGTGTTATTTTCAGTGAGTATTCGGTTGCTGACCCGATGGCATGGGACTACCTGAGACCAATTTTGCGCATGAATGGTGGATGGGCAATGTTCATCTACACTCCTCGTGGTCACAACCATGGACTCAAGATGTTGGATAACGCAAGGCAGAATAAGAATTGGTTTGCAGAGGTTTTGACGGTGGATGACACGGGTTTGTTGACCGAAGAGGACATCCAAGAGGAGCGGGACTCTGGTATGAGTGAGTTGATGATCAAGCAGGAGTATTTTTGCTCCTTCGATGCGCCGTTGCAGGGAGCCATCTACTCCGACGAGATGATGAAGATTGCGGAAGAGAAGCGAATCTGCCATGTGCCGCATGAGACCAATGTGCGTGTCGAAACCTATTGGGACTTGGGTGTGACGGACAGCACGGCCATCTGGTTTGCACAGCGGGTAGGAAGTGAGATTCACGTCATCGATTATTACGAGTCATCGGATGAGCCGTTGGCACACTACGTCAATATTCTTGAGAATAAGCGTGAGGAGTATGGTTACAAGTATTCACGGCATGTATTTCCGCAGGACATCAAGGCGAAGGAATTCATCTCGGGTATTACCAGAGAGTATGCACTGGGTGAACTGGGTATCAGGCCGGAGATTGCTCCATCACACCGACTGGCAGATGGTATCGAGGCGACACGGAGCATGCTGAAGTATTGCTTCTTCGACATGAAGCGGTGTGATCGAGGGATACAGGCTTTGCGTCAATATCGACGTGAACGGATGAACAAGTTTGAGAAGGAAGGTGACGATGAAATCCCGATGTACAAGGAACGACCTGTGCACGATTGGACTTCGCATGCGTGTGATGCACTCCGGTATGGGGCGGTCACACAACCAAGGAAAAAGGCTAAGAAGCTGAAATACCCGAAGCTACCAATAGTGTAACTCGGAAAACCGTTAAATAGAGGGTAGTATGAGCATCAAACAAATTGGTGAAATCAAAGAATTGCAATTGACCGTGGAGAGCTTGCTAAAGCGAGTTCAATGGCTTGAAGACGAACTCAAGCGACGTAAGGGCGGCAGACCATCAAAGGAAAAAACTAATGGCAAAAGGGCAGAAACTCTCCAAGACTGAATTGTCTTCGCTTGTCGATTCGGAAGTAGCGAATGCGATGGGTTCAACGACCAGTGCTGGTGATCTATCAAAACAGCGGTCGCAGGCCATGGATTACTATCTTGGCCGTCCATTGGGTAATGAGCAAGATGGTCGATCCAAGGTAATCATCCACGACGTAGCAGAAGTTATTGAAAACATGCTGCCCTCGTTGCTGCGTATCTTCACCACTTCTGAGAATGTAATCTCATTCGTTCCTGTTGGACCGGAAGACGTAGAAGCGGCTGCACAGGAAACTGATGCGGTCAATCATGTCTACTGGAAAGAAAATGACGGCTTCATGTTCACCTACACGTGGTTGAAGGATGCCCTCTTGCAGAAGAATGGTATCGTCATGGCGACATGGGATGACTCTGAGATTGTTACCCGTGAAACATACAAGGGACTGACCAACGAAGAACTCATCGTCATGATCAATGACCCAGAGCTTGAACTGGTTGAGAGCGAAGAGCACGAAGGTGTCATCGCCTCGGGTATCCAAGAAGAGAATGGAGCCCCAGTAGCCACGGAAGCGGGTATCGGTATGGTATACGATGCCATATTCGAGCGTACCACAAAGCGTGGTCAAGTCAAACTGGAAAATGTCCCTCCCGAAGAATTCATGATCTCGTCCGAGTGTCGTACTGTCAACCCGAGTGATGCTCGTTTTGTCGGTCGCCGCATGCAGAAGACACGGCAGGAATTGATTGCCGACGGCTTCGACGAGGATGTTATTCTCGGATTGTCGAAGTCGCCACGGTTGGTGGACCGCTCTGAGGAAGGCATCTCTCGTCGATTTCTTTCCGATGAAACTGATGAAAATACGGCCACTGACAAGCTAGTTGAAATTGTTGACATCATCGAGGCGTATATTCGTGTCGATTATGATGGTGATGGACATGCAGAGTTGCGTCAAGTCATCAAAGCGGGTTCTACTATCATCTCGAATGAAGAAGTAGACCGCCAGCCATTCCACGCATGGACACCTTTCCCACTACCACACAAATTCTTTGGTCTGTCATTGGCTGACCAGACAATGGACATCCAATTGGTTCGTACCACGTTGGTACGTCAGATGTTGGACAACTTGTACTTGGCCAACCAGCCTCGTAAGGTTATCTGGGAAGATGCCATCGGTGACACGACCATGGACGACCTGTTATCGAGCCGAGTTGGTGGTGTAATTCGTGTTACACGTCCGGTGAACGATTCCATCCGTGAAGAAGATACTCCATTCGTAGCACAGCAAGCATTTCCGATGCTCAGCTTTTACGACCAGCGTATTGAACAACGTACTGGTGTTGGACAGGGTGTACAGGGGCTCGATACTGATTCTCTGAAGAACGTTCAAACGACTGCACTGGCACAGATGTCAGATATGTCGTCTATGATGATCGAGAATATCGCCCGTGTCTTCTCCGAGACTGGTATGAAGACACTGATGCTTCACATCCACGAACTGATGCAGAAGAATGCTAGCAAGAGCCAGTATTTCCGTCTGCGCAACAAGTACGTGATCATGGTTCCTTCCGAGTGGCGTACTCGTCACAACCTGACTGTTACGGTTGGACTTGGTAACGGTACTCGTGAGCAGAAGTTGATTCACTTGCAGGCCATTCGTGATGTTCAGGCCCAGATTGCACAGGGCGGTGGTATGGGTACGCTCATCTCGCCAGAGAACATCTACAACACGGCGAAGGAATTTGCGAAGAACGCTTTGTTCAAAGACCCAGACATGTTCTTCACTGATCCGTCCACATTGCCACCAGAGGCATTCGATCCGCCACCTGACACTGCGGCAGCAGCACAGGAGCAGTTCATTCAGATGACCTCGCAGATCGAGCAGGGTAAGATTCAACTCGAAACTCAGAAGGCAGCGATGCAGGCTCAGAAGGATCAGAGCAATCTACAGATGCAAGGTATTAAGACGCAGTTGGCGGCTGAGAAAGCCGGTGCTGAGTTGCAAATCAAGCAGGCCAAGGTTGCGATTGACAAGCAGAATGCTGACACGGAATCACAGAAAGCAATTCAGGATTTGCTTGTGAAGATGGAAGACCTGACACGACAGTATACCGAGCTAGAGCTACGGTACCAAGTAAACATCCCCGGCGAAGGAGCCGATGATCAATAATGGACAGAAAGCAGAGAGCGGTTGAAGCGGATAGAATCCTTAACAGCCCACTTTTCCAAGAGACCTTCGACGGTATGCGTTCGGCATTGTTGAAGGAATGGGAGACAACTAATCCAGAAGATCATGCTACCCGAGAGGATGCATGGCGCTGTGTGAAGATGTTATCGAAGGTGAAACAGCAGTTCGAGGGTTATGCCAGAAGTGCAAAACTTGAC